AAGCTCGCTTTCAGCACCGTTAGGCATCACAATCGCAGGGCCGCCCTGGATGTAATAGCTGTAGGCACCGGAAGAGCCTTCGTAACCTACGTCGACCGTAAGGGTTCCACCCAAGTACTGGTCGCCGTAAGAACCGCCGTTGAACTCAGGGTTGACGTAGACGTTGGCGAGTGCAGAGGAAGGAACCAATGCAACTGCCCCAGCGGCTGCACCAAAAACAAGACGCTTGATCATTGGAAGAATTAGCGTTTTCCCTGACCACGGTACTTCTTTCGCCCACTTTTGGGGCGTGAGTGTTGTCCATTCCCTTGTCTGGTCTTCTTAGGTTTGCCTTGAACAAAAATGTTGCCGCTAAGTGATTTCGCCATCAGATCCCGTCAGTTGTCTCTAACAGGGCGTACTTTTCAGTTAAACCAGTAAACAGACCGTGCATTGGGTGTGAGATCTGATCACGGCCATCAAGGAAAAACAATTCCTCAAGCCATAACGTCCTAGCCGCCATGGCCTGTACGTCCTCCGCTCCAGGTTTTCCAGCGATCATTGGGTCAGGACGCTTCATCAGGAAGGCTCAGTCGGCCACTCCATCGTATGGGGAAAACCCTCTGCTGCACTGATGTTTCGCAATGCAGTGCGATACGCTTTCCACTCTGTCTTTTTAGCCGTGGTCAACGGGCTATCAGTCAGAACGGTCCAGTCACAAGCAGCAAGCTTTTCATTGCGCTTGCGCCGCACATAGCTCGCCACATTTGTGGTGCGCTCAGCAATCTCATCGTCAGAAGCGTCAACCAAAGTCCAAACCTCTTCCCACGTCCCGCCGTTGTTACGAGCTGAACGCTGAAGGTTTTTTGTGTAGGGAACTTCTGGCTGCGTTGTTGGCGTCACTGAGACACAGCCAAATGCACGCGCAGTGTCCTCTGCAATCGTCTTACCAAAAGCCGTGCGTGGGTTATCACGCTTCAAATCGGCACGCGTGTACGGATACCGCTCAAGATCACCCTTGGCGTCAAGCTTGGCAAAGAGCATCAGGTAGCCTCCAACTCTGCGATTTGATCGGCAATCACGTCCCTAATGATAATGGCCTTGAGTTGCTCGGTTTTGCAAGAGTCGTGCAGCTTGCTGAGGTTTTCAGCAAACTCGTTCATGCCAGGCTTGTCGGCGTGCTCAACGCGAATCTTTTCAAGAGCACGCAAGTAGTTGTCAATGTTTATTTGATAGTCAAAGATTTCTTCATGGCGTGCATTGATTGCCGCTTTGAGTGTTGTAAGTTTGTCCATGCTTTTACAAAGATGTAGTAACTATACCCCTTCCAGGGTTTCCAGGCAAAGTTGAAGGATTTGACACTTTATTGCCAAATCCAGTAGAGCTATCCCACTCGTAAGCAGAAATGTATGGGGAATCGTTGTGGTTTATGAAAAGGTAATTCCCGTCCGGACTAAAAACTGCAGCCCTCCAGGAGCTAGGAACAGCCGTAGAAGGTTGCGAATACTTTGAGCCAAAACCTGATGAATTGTCCCACGCATACGCGTCTGCTTGAGAGCCATAGTTTGTAACTATTGCATCACCGTCTGGATGCCAACAGAGGGATTGCATGTCTCCGCGAGCCGCAGTGCTTGGGTTTGAGTATTTCGTCCCAAATCCGCTCGCGTTTGTCCAAGCCCAAGCATGAATGTATGGACTGCTTCTCTCGACAAAAGCTATGACGGTGCCGTCAGGGCTGAATTTAGTGCCTATTGGTTCTGACCCCCCCAAAGATCCACTGTGATTTGAATACTTTGAACCAAAACCTGAACTCCAAGACCACACTTCTAGATACGACCCGCCTGAGCCGGGATAGGCCCAAATATACGCGATGGCATCTCCTGTTGGATGCCAATCAACGTCATAACCAATAAAAGAACCATTAGAAGGATTTGAATACTTGGAGCCAAATCCGCTTCCACTAAAAGCGTAGGCATACATGTAAGGGCTATATTGAGTATGCCCCGCAACTACATCACCGTCTGGATTGAATTTTATTGTGTCTGCATGATCCGATAGCAGTGTTGATGGATTTGAGTACTTAGAGCCAAAACCACTGCCCTCTGTATAAGAATATGCTTCTACATATGGGCTGCCATGAAAACAAACGCCGACTGCATTGTTGTTAGGACTGACTGTTAAGTACTTTAGTTCAGCTGATGGTGCAACAGAAGGAGTAAATCTTGATCCAAATCCTGAGCCATCCCAAACATAAGCATATACGCGATGCCTATTGTCAGAAGGGCTGTCTTGCGTAGAAATTACATCACCAGCCCAAGCTGCCTCGCCACTGCCAGACGCACCAGCAAGAATGTTGCTTCCAATAACACTCATGAGTAAGCCAAGGTAACAACAGCGTGGATTGAAGTGCTAGACCTCACGATATAATCTAAACGATCTACTGCATTTGCAGTTGTTGTAATAGTAGGAGCCGTGCCTCCAGCAAAGTCCCAATAACTTCCAAATGACAAGGTCCGACTACCTGTGCCATCTTGAACCAAAAAGATTGATCCAGATTGACCAGCCGTCAAATTAGTTGGGTTCGCCAAAGTTACATTTGTACCAAGCGTCAACGTAAAGTTGTTGCTGTCGTTGAAGTTAGGGGTAACTGTTGAGCCACTGGTGAGCGTTGTAATCTCACCGCGCTGACCTGCTGTAAATGTTTGACTTGCGTCAAGTTTTACTGGAGTCGCCCAACTTGTTACACCACTACCATTTGTTGAAAGCAGTTGGCCTGACGTTCCAGTGTCATTAGGCAACGTCAGCGTGTAAGACGCTGCTGCGCTGTGCGGTGGACCTTTTAACAGAATTCCGTGAGAGTTTTGCTCGCAGTTCAGCTTGATCTGGCCAGAACCACGAGTTGAGTTGCCCTTAAATACAACCTGGCCTGAACCGTTTGGATCTAAGTCAATATCACCATTGCTGACGCTAACGATGTCCTTGCCATTGACATCTAGATTGCCTCCAAGTTGCGGCGTGGTGTCAGCCGCAATATCAGCAATACCAGCAGCAGATCCGTTTGATGCAGCCGTAATTCGACCCTGTGCATCAACAGTAATGTTGGCGTTGGTGTAAGACGCAGCCGTGACACTGGTGTCAGCCAACTTCGCTGCGGTCACAGCGTCGTTAGCAATAGTCAACGCACCAGTGTTCGCCAGCGTTGCATCGCCAGACATCGTGACCGCTGTTGGAACGTTGCTGCCGTTTCCAACAATCAGCTGGGCAGAAGTTAAATTCGCCAGTTTGGTCAGCGCAATGCTGCCAGCCAACATTCCGTTGGTGACTGTTCCGGTATCGCCTGAGGTGATCAGGGTGCCAGAAATATCCGGAAAAACTAGGGTCCTGTCGGCAGTTGGATTTGTGATTGAGAAAGTAGTTTCATAATCGTCAGCAGAGCTGCCTTCAAAGACGAGAGAAGCTGCAGTGCCGAGCGTTACGTTGCCGCTAAACGTTGTCGTTCCAGTAAACGTTGGGCCAGCCAGTGAAGCCTTTTCAGTGTCAAGTTCTTGAATTGCTGCTTGAACGTCAGTCGCAACAATGTTGCCTGTCGGACTGAATGAAACGTTATTTGCGTTTGTAGCCGCAAGAGCTGCAGAAAGGTCAAGAACCTGCCAGCTGCTGCCAGTAGAAATCAGAAAATCAGGCGGCGCAAGTGCTTCTGCTGGTGCGTTGCCACTGCCAGTACCACTTTTGGAAATAGTGACGTAGTGATTTGCATTGCTTGAAGCAGGTGAAATTAAAGCCTGCCCAACAGTCAGGCCGATCGCAGTGCCTTTAGCAGTTACTGAGGCGACAAGGTTTGTGCTGGCGTCATACGTTCCGGCAAAAACAATCTCACCACTAACAATGTCAATAGCCTTGAAAGAATTTCCCGTCCAAATATATAAGTCGTCATGAAATTCATCGTATAGAAACTCACCCGTGAAGTTTGCTGTGCCGAAATTGACAACACCAGCGGTGTCAGGCGCACCCGCGAATCTGACCGTTGACTGGTCCGCTAGTTTTGCGCCGGTTACGGCATCGTTCGCGATCAGTGATGTTCCGATCGTGCCGGAAGTCAGCTTGGCTGCGCTGATGTCTGGGATGTCAGATGCAGACAACGTGGTGCCAGCAGTGACGTGACCACGAGCGTCAACAGTGACTTTTGGGTAAGTGCCAGCAGTAACGCCTGAGTTGTTATGAGTCAGCGCACCAGCGCCACTAACTGACAACGCACCAGAAGGAATAGAAACGCCACCTTTGGCGGTCGTGGTGCCTGCAGGCAAATCGCCAGCGACAAGCGCCGCAGTCGCAGTGATGTGGCCTTCACTGTTAAAAGTGATGCCGCTTCGCGTGCCAGCTGTAATGCTGTCGGTGTGATTGAGCTGGCCGCCTGAGGTGACACTTAAACCGCTGCCAACAGAAACACCGCCCACTGCAGAGCTAGTGGCTTTGGGCAGATCACCAGCAGCAATGCTGCCAACAGCAGTGATATGGCCCGAATCGTTGACCGTAAAACCGTTTTTCGTCTGACCAGTGACGCTGGACTGGTGAGAGATGACGCCGCTGCCGTTGACACTCAGGCCAGATGCAGACGGAACACTGATGCCGCCAAGTGCTGTTGTTGTTGCAGCATCAACAGAAAACGTTCCAGAGCTGGCAGACAAGCCAGTGCCTGCAGCTGCCCCGCCGATTGCAGAAGCAGTGCCCGCCGGAAGGTCAGTAGATGCAATGACGCGAGACGTGTAGGCCCCGCCTGAACCAGTCGGGCCAGCAATAAACTCTTTTGCTCCGGAGCTGCTGCCTAAGGAACTTGGACTTATAGATGCAAGTTTGGCTGTCGGGATGCTGCCATCATCAATCAGGTCGACACCCTGCTCAACCAGGCTTTTAACACTGACTTTCTTGGTCTCGCTTGCGCTAACGTCGGCAATAGGCAGAACGTCAGTTGATGCAACGTCAGACTCTGCCAACTCGTTGAGGGCTGTGATCTTCTGATCTGCCATTGCCCAAGCCCCCTGCGGGTCTAGTCAGTTTCAAGCTCTAGCTTACCGCTGCCAGGCTGCTCAAGCAGGATGCGGTCAGTGTCTTCTTTCAGCACATAGTTGGTGATAACCCCCAGACCAAGCTTTGGTGTAATTGCACCCGTAGTGACAAAGTTAAAATTGGACACAGTCAGTTCTCCTGTACCTAAGCCAATCGCAGCGTTAGTAACGATGCCTTTGAACTCAAAGTAGAAAAAGTCATTTGTGGCCTCTGCGTTCTCGCCTTTCTCAACGATGTAAAGCTCAGCGTCAAACTCGGCACCCAGCTTTTGCCGGAGGATTAGCTCGTGCAGGTAGCTCGGCACATCTGTATCAACAGTCAGCCCTGCTGCGTCAGGGTCATAGTGAAATTCACAGCTGATACTGCCGCTACCGCTGATCAATCCGCTTTCGTTTTTGCGGAACTCATCGCTAAGTGCCGTCACATCTACGACTTCGCGGTCGTTATTCAGCTCAAAGGAACGGACCAAACCAAAGATGTTGTATTCAGCCTGAACGCTTTTGACCTCAATCGGGATGGCTGTTGAGATGGCAGCCAACGTGATTTTGCCTGTGCTTTGGCCGTTCAACGCATTAGCGAACGTGTCATAAAGAGAAATGCCGCCAAGGTCGTCAACGTTTATAAACCAAGCGCCATCAGGCAGCTGGCTACCGCCGTCCCAGCCTGAGCTGGCAACAAAAGCCAAGTTTGCACCGTTGGTGCTCTTAATCTGCAACCGATCGCCTGTCAGCAGCATTTCCTGCGGAAAGTCAAAGCTGAACCGCTTTTTGCTGACGTTGACATCACTAGGATCAACCGTGCTAGTAAACGTGCGCTCAGGAGTGCTGCGACGCAGCCTAACTCGACCGGAGTTGCCAAGAAAAACAGTCATAGCGACTTACTGACGAAATCACCGCTCATGGTGTAATTCACGTTCACGCGCATCACCTCACCGACAACACAGGCCAGCTCAGCACTGGTCAGCACCGCATCAAACTCCATAAATTTGTCGTCAAACTTCAGCTTTAGTCTTGCGACAGACGTAATAGACGCGTCAGCTGTAGTGTCTTGATTCACTTGATTCAGCAGCTTGACTGGTGCGTCGTCGTAATACAGAACAGTTAAGGCACCAGAAGCAGTACGCACGCCAGTTGTAAACGTGCGAACGTCCTCGCTTAGCGTCGTTACCTCTAGGGCATCAGTGTTGGCAGTCAGAGACCACTGCACAACCTTGGCAACAGCAACACCGCCTAGCTCGACGCTGCCGTCTTGGCCCGCGTAATACTTAGCCATGGTCAGGCACCCTCAAGCTCGCCAATGAACTCACACGTCACTGTAGACAGTCCTGGCTTAACGCTCGTAACTGATGGTGGCGATGCGTATTTCCACTTCAACAGGCTATTCGTCTCTTGAATCCAAGGCACCAGGCCAGTTGACACGCCTGCGGCAACGTTGTCTGTGGTGAATTCGACGTACTTATCATCACCCATGACAGCGGCGTAGTTTTCCAGGATCAATGCAGCCTTTGAATCAATGATGTTTGCAAACGTCAATGACAAGCTGCTGCTGTACCGCTGATTGCCATAACGGACCCGAACAACGGCACCGTTCTGCGACTGGAACTGCTGCTCAGGGAAAACCCCAGGCGTATATGAACGGCTACTCGGGACCAGTGCTGGGAAGCTCACAGCCGTCATTACGCCAGCACCTCAAACTCACCATTCGTACGCAGTGTAGTCAAGCGAGCTTCAAACACATCATCCCGAACTTTTACCATGTACGTTTTTTGGAAGCTGCCCGTGACATCCACAAAACCATCGTCATCAATAGTTAGGCTCGTTACTTTGTAAATACGTTTTTGCTCATTTGTAAGCTTAATGGTAAAAATTGAGCCAAAGAAAGTTTCATCGCCAGTCTTGCCGCCTTCAATGCGAAGATCTCCTTCTTGGACTTCTGTTTGACCGGGCTTCCAAAAGAAAACAGTGTATGTACCGTCAAAAAGCTTTTTAGTTGAGGTAACCCCACCAAACTGATCAACACTGCCGTTGTTGAAACGAGTCGTGTGCGATGCGTTAGAGATCACTTTGATGTAATCACCAGGCGCAATGCTCAGAACAGAACTTGGGGTTGTCTTGAAACTGATGTTGTGCTCACTATGCTTTCGCAACATCAGCTTGTGCTCTGCTAATTGCTCTGCATGACCTCTGTTAGTGCAGAAACTTGTGAGATCAATAAACTCCTCAGGATCATTGTCAGAACCGCCTTTTCCGTCTTTGAAGCGCATTTGTAACACTTCCTGCGAAGAGAATCCGTTTTCTTTTTCTTGCCTGTAAGCAACGGTTGCCTTGAATACTTGTCGTTCTTGTGTTGGCAAAAAGTTTACCTGCATATCTTTCATGTTGCCATCAGTAAACAACGCCTTAACGCTCTTGTTTATGTCCGCAGACGGGTCAATTTTGAAATTTTGAGAGTTATAAGGGACAGAAGGTATCAAAGCAAACTTGCCACCGACAATGCTGAAATCCAACAGGCAAAACGCTGCATTATCTTGGATAAATTGGCGAATCGGAGTGCGGTCGCCAATGACACCATCAAATCTGAAGTTGTTGGCGCGACAGAATTTAGCCGCAATCGTCATTGCGTCACGATCAATCGTGTCTCGCGGTATGCGCTTGCCCGCGCCAAGACGTGGACTGACCAGCAAGTTAAAGGCAATCTCTGCAAAGTTATTGGTTGAAGCTGTCAAAGACGTTGTAGCCACTCCGTCGTCATCTATTAGCCGCTCAACCTTGATGCCTTCTTTGATGTAGGCACTTAACTGCCCCATCGATGTCCAGTCCTTGCCTGCAAGCACGCGCAATCCAAGCAACGACAGGTCTTCGTACTTTGTCTCTACTTGCGCCAAATTTTCGTCCACAAGGCGCACCAGTTCGTTGACAAACACAACTTGGTGCTCTGGGCCATCTTGGTGGCTTGTCTTTTCTAGCTCAAACTTTGGATAATCCGCGATTCCGTCTCTGATGTTCAGAGGCGGACGAACCTTGCCCTGAATAAACTCAACATCAATCTCTGTTATCTGCAGATTATCAGTCGTAGTGCCATCAGCAAACTGAAACACCACAGTCTCGCCTACTTCGTACCCCGTGCCTTTATTAACAACTATCCATTGCCATTGGCCTGTGGCAAAACTAGATGCATTAACTGTCAACCCTGACCCGTTGCCTTGATAAGCTTTGGGGCCAGTAGTTAAAGGCGTGTAATTGGCTGGCCCACCGCCAGAAACAAATTGATGCTCTTCAAAGTTAAAATCATAAAGTCCCAACGCATATCTATATACAGCTGGCTTGTCTTCGACTACTTCTACTTTTTGAATCGGCTGGAAATAACGAACAGTGTTATCAGGTATAAAAACTTTGCGAACAATCTCGTAAACATTAGCATCATTTATTTCAGAAAACTCAAAGTTTGTCCCTTGTACATAAGCCACATTGTTTGTGAATACCACATTGTCTTCTGTGGTCAAAGTAACAATTTCATTGTTCCACCATGCTTGAGATTCTCCTGTACCTCTCTTAACCCACACGCCGTAGTATGCGCCTTGCGTGAGATCACGATTTAATTCAGTTTGCTCAATTACGGTTCCTTGGTTGGGGTCTTCTGTGCGCTCAGTGCCTGGCTTAACTCTATAAATCTTGCTGAAATCATCCGCAAGCGTTGGGCCTTGAGTCTGACTCGTAACGTCATTCCCAGCATAAACCGCTGTCTTAAGCGTTCCATTAGGGTTGGTCTCTATATAGTAATGAGCAGAAAGTACTGCATCTTCATATTCAAGATCAGGCGATTCAATAGGACTAAATTTTTGAGTAGCAGAGACTGTCGTAAAGTTGGTCGGGTCATATTGATACGCATTATTCAGTTCCAATCTATTATCCAGAAGTCTTCCTTCCCAGCGGGCTTCTATTTGAGAAGTATCGTTAACTTGAATCTCTACGCCAGTAATTAACTCTCCCGTAGCAGCATCACGTTCTAACTTGGGACTTTCAACAAGCTCCCACCTGACAGCATCAGGCAAAACCCCCATGTTGGTATGAGATAGTTTTTGCACCCTGCCCGTGACCGGAGCACCGGCCTCCACGCGCTTAAAGTAAAACTCGTCGTTAGAAACGGTATTTTCGCTGAGTAAAACTAACTCACCGGAAAAACTTACAACAAAGTTATTAACGTCTTGGCTAATCACATGTGGCCTTGCCTCTTCTGCCGGGTTGCCCGTCAACAAACACAACTGCTTAACCGGAAGATCAGGCTGTAAATAAAGACCATTGATTGTACTGCCGGGTACAGGCAGTAATCTAAATTCGTATTGGCCGGGGGGATGACTGATCGTAATCGTGTTGTATTGAGGCTGTGGGTTGTCGCCCTTAACGCCAAAAAACCTGCCACCGGATATAGAAGTGAAAGCAGTTGTACTTGGATCTTCAATTTTTCTATATTGTAATTCAAAAAAGCTGTATCGGGTTTGAAATGTTGAGACTCTACCTAAAGAAAATGCTTGCTTGTCTTTTTCAAAATCTTCTAAAATTTCAAGCGGTGGCTCTGAATTAACATTGGCAAAATTCTCAATGCGCTTAAAGACAGTGCTTTTAATGCCAATCTCCGTCTGATCGCATACGCGATTGTTAGTGACTGTGGCAATGTCAACACGCTGAAGCGTCTGACCAAAAGGGTTGTTTGCCTTTTCCAGTGGGTTATGGTCTGCATTTTGGAAGTAGACACTTCCCGGCTCAATGCATTCAAACTCGTATTCACGATCTAAGCCGCGTGAAGCTTCGTAAGGTGTCGCGGGCCTGTCGATGCATTTAAGCAACGCTGCACCGAACAAATACAAATCTCCAACCGAAATGATAGCGTCAGCTGCCGACAACCTTGAATCAGTTGCAGTGTTTACATCATCGAGACCGTGAGGTGGGAACAGGTCAGGATTTTCCCTAATTGCAGAGCCTCTGTAAGTAAGAATATCCCCAACCTCTACAACATGAACTTGCCCGCTTGTGACATTAGCTCTGTTGATTTTTTCCATTCCCTGCCTTGCAGGATATGCCCTCAAATTTGATTCAGGATTCAAAGTTCTAATCTTGTCTCTTTTTTCTCTTAGAGACTGTTCGTTGTCAAAAATTTGCACAATCTCATACGGCAAGAAATATGGATGTCCGTTGGAAACAGGCGAGTGACAACCAAATACTGACTGAGAACTAGGCGTTCTTGTGCCGCAAGTTAGTGGCCTGTATTCGTTAAATTTTTCATCAAAAGCCTCAAACACATCGCTGTGTTCTAGCGTCGAAAGATTGCCAGAATTTGCAATAGAGTTGCTGACATTTATCCGCCCACCATCTTTGTCATTGTCAAGAAAGTATGCTCTGTACCTAGCCTCTTGATAACTTCTAAGCAACTGATCACCAATAGCCAGTCCTGCTGAGTCAGGTGTTGCGCCAAGTGCAGAGAGGCCAAGAGTCGTCAGCATCTTCAACTCTTGGTGGCTGCCTTTGCTCAAGAGCTGCGACCAAAGCAGCAAGCCTTTAACTCGGATGCCGCCAACAACTTCAGTGTCTCCAAGGAGCTTTTGCCGCTTGGCAAAAATCAAAGGAATAATCGTTCCGAGTGCAGCAAGATCCTGAACACTATCGAAGCTGTAAAGATCGGCAAACTTTGTCTGACCACGAACGTCTGCCGTTCTGATGCCGGGAGGAGCTTTCTCTGGAGTAGGCAGATCAGGCTGCAGCAGAATTGACGCTGCAGTGCTGACTACGCCAAGAATGAGACTAACAATTTGAAAAGTAGTTAAAGGCTCACCTGTTGCAACGATCTCAGGAATTAACGCATATTGGTCGCCTCGCTCTTTTGCCTTGCAATCAGCTAAACGGCAAAACTCCCAATACTCATCAATCGTTAGCCCTAAGGCATCAATGATCTGCTGCTCTGCGGGCAGTAAAGCGCGACAGGAGTAAGCCCGCTGCAAGGAATCCATATCACTTGACGGTCTTTGAATTGAAGCCATCCGTCGTCATAAAAAGCAGCAAGCCCGTAACTGTTGTCAGCAGCACGAACAAGCCCGATTGTGCCCACTTTAGCGGCATCCGTTTTAATGCCCCATAGCTCCAGCTGCTCCCAAAAAATTGAGTAGTCTTCAGCTCTAAGCCTTTTGTACCAAGAACGTGTCGGGCAAGGGGATTCAATTCCGTACCAGGCCAGCACAGCTTTTGCCAGAGTCAAACAATCTGCAGCACCGTGCTTTTCCGGCACAGCACCAAGCCGATACGGCAGACCAATCAACTGGTATGGCTCAATCAAACGTTTGAGATACGAGAACTAACAGGCAACGCACCTACGTCCTTAGACCGCAGCACCTTGTTCGGAATAGACGAGGTGACAGCGTCGATAGCTGTGCTGAGCGCAAGCTGCACCCCCTCAACGTTGTAGCTAATGCTGGACGGGATCCAGTATTCAGTCGTCAACGTTCGGTTAGGTAAAAACGTCGTCGGGTGCATTAGCACCGTGTCCACTCGCACTGACCAAAAGTTTTCAAGCGCCTCATAAGCCTTGGCAATGCTGAGTTTGTTATTGGCAAAGGTGAGAGTGCTTTCAATGTTGTCGCCGGTCAGGCTCTTGGTTGCGCCGTTGTAGATAAACGGCAAGAACGCATAAGGGCTTGAATCAAACGTGATCGTGTCAGCAGTATTGCTGTTTTGATACCGGCCCTCGTCTTGACCAGCATCGCCCTCAAACAAAATAAAAGTCGTAATAGCTTCAAGTGTCATACGCCAACCCTGCTACGAACACTGCGCTTGTTCACAAGATCACTGTAGACATTGCGACGGCCAAGCTCTGCACCGCGTTTTGCAGCCTGCGCCATGCCGCGTTCAAACTCAGCAGCAGTCACATAATCAACCTTGTTGATGCGCTCAACGTTGTAGTGAACGTCTAAGGATGAGCCACCACCTTCAGCACCAGCCATAGCAGCAGCGTCGTCAGTTGTAATCGCTGCACCTGAACCGCGCCGTGCATAACGACCCATTGCCGCGTTCATGTCTGCACCAGCAACCTGCACGCCAAGCTGCCCATTGGCTCCACGCTTAAGTGGCAAGACAGCCTCAGGCCCCGCCTCACCCATAAGGGACAGGGTCGGCCTGCTGACTAGGCCACCGTTGGCGTAAGGAACAATCTTGTTCTGGGCGAAAGCATTGCCTTTTGCGCTGGGGAAAATGCTGCCAACTAGGCTTTGCATGCCAGCCTGCAAAAACATTTGACCAAAGCTCTTCAAAAGCCCTGACAACGATTCCTTCAATGACTTTGTTCCATCAATCAAGCCAGTGATTGCGCTTGTTAGCTGATTTGCAAGCGTGTCTTTTATCTGCCCCAAAGTAACCTTGTATTTGTCTGTCTGGTCTCCTAACTCTACAGTTGCTTTCGTAGTCTCTTTTACAGCTGCTGTCACTTTATTTTGTTTCACTTCTGGTGGCTCAGCATCTGTAGGGGCCGGCGTTTTTATGGTCACAGGATTTAATGCTGCGCGTCCTCCGCCGTAATTAGTTGGTGCTTCTATGCGACCTAGCAGCAGGTCCATAATCTCTTTGTTAGTCCCATATCTTTCCCCAGCGCCTGTTCCGTACTCTTTAAGAGCCTCAATGGCTCCCCCGAAGTCTCCTAGAGATATTGCGCCGACAGCTGTTGCAGCGGCTTTAACGAGATTCACGATTTCAGTGATTCCCATAATTGTTGCAGCGATTGAGATGGCAACACCTCTAATTGCAATTTCTACTGCCTTGAAAAAACCGGTAAAGTCGTTCTCGGCGCTGAGCATTGTCGAGAAGGCTTCGATAATGGAATTCAATGCAGGCAACAAAGCATCTGCAAGCTGCATCCTGAAGCCGTCAAATTGAATCTGCAACGTGGTTATTTTGTCATTAAAAAGTTCTGCATTTTGCGCAAAGTTTTCGCTGGTCTCATAGTTAAAACGTTCGAGCGCCTCAGATCCACCATTTAACAGCGTGATCAGCTTTGCGCCAGAACGGCCAAAGATGTCCATTGCAATGGCTGCCTTTTCAGGGCCATTCGGCAGGTCTGCAAACTTGTCTGCAATCTCACCAATCAAAACATCTGACGCCTTCAGGCTGCCATCAGCAGCCTTTACACCAACACCTAGCTTTTTGTATGCGTCCGCATAAGTGGCAACACCGTCAGCAGCTTCAGCTTGTGTCCTGGCAAATGCACGCAGACCTGCCTCTAGATCGCTTTGACTTACGTCGGCCAGCTTTCCAGCATTAGCAAATGCTTGCAGCTTGTCAGCAGCGATGCCTGTCCTAGTGCTCAGCTTGCCGAACGCATCAGCTGAATCAATCGCACCTTTTACAAAGGCGCTAAAGCCAGCAACAGCGGCAGCAGCAAACAACGCCTTGAAGGCATTGCCAACACCACGCACAGCCATGCCAAGGTTTTTGGCCTTGCCCTCAACCCCCTGCATGGAGTTGCCAAGGCGCTTGATATTGTTTTCGCCCTTAGTTTTGGCGTCGATTAACAGACCAAACTTGGCAGCCATTTACTTGCTCTCCTTATTCAAGATCTTGACCGCCGCAGCCTCCATGACCTGTAAATCCTCAAGCACGGTCGGCTGGTCCTCGACTTCGTAAAGTCTAAACACCGCGAGAACAGCTGTATAGTCCAGCCCGCACACGCCTGCTGATGTTGTGCGCCATTGAGTCTGACAGCGCAAGAACATCTCAACAGCAGGCCAGTTGTCAGGCCACACCTCAAAATCCTCAGGCGCTTTTGGCACAGGCAACGCCAAGCCAAACGCCTTGGCATCAGCCATTAGCTGCGACTGATCATCAGGGCCGTTGAACAGATACTCAACGGCCTCCTCTAGTTTTTTCTCTTGGCTCCCTGCTTGCTCTCCAAGTAAGCGCCGGCAATGGCACTAGCCATCATTGGCACATCAAGCAGCTCGTCACGTTTGGTCACGCTATAGCGCAACTCTTTGCCGTCCTCGTCTTCTACGCCTGCCCAGCCGGTCATCACCTCACGGGCAATCTCAACGTCAGACAAGTTGCCTTCACCGCTCAGCTCAGCAATCTCAAGCAGACGGCTTTGCGTAAGATCTTTGAACTCAACGTCAAAAGTGACCCGCTCGTGTTTGCCCCCATCAACAGGGACATCCACGGAAACGGGCCACTTGTAGGTGTTGGACTTTTTGAGGACGAATCCCATAAAAGGAATAATTCACCCCAAAACTAGCGCACTAAGTCAATACCAATGAGTATTCTGTGTTTCCGGCTGCTGTTGGAGTTGCTGTGTAGTCAAAGTTCAGCATCTGCACTCCGTCAGAATCTGAGTAGGTAACAGCAGACAAATCGGTCTGAGGTGCGCTGAACGTAAAAATGTTGCCAGCCGTTTGCCCGTGCTGGAAAGTGTTGTTCCCAGTGGCAGAACCTGTGATTGCGGTGAAGTAGTTCTTGGTTGCCATCGTGACGGCCTCAATAACAATGCTGCCGCCAGGACGACGATCAGTAATCAGCACTTCTTTTGTGCCGCCAACCAGCTCGCGATAAACAGTCTGGTTGTTCTGGTCAAAGCTGAACGACTGCACAGCACCTGCATAGCTAAACAGTTGCTGACTGGTGGTGTTGCCGTTCTTGAACAAAACCGGATCAGCTTGGTTCTGATACGTCGGCGTCGCGTTAGCAACGTCTGTCGGCGCGTTAAACAGGCCAACCATTGTGAAGCTGATGGTCGGGATTGCCCCAACCTCAGCACTGATTGAAAATGAACCGCGAGCGCCAGTTACTTTCTGCTGCACGCCGTCTTGAAAGAAGTACAGCGTTGCCGAGTCAAAGCTGCTGCTTACAGGGGCATAAGTGACAGACGTGCTGCTGACGATTGTCTGGCTATTGCCGCAAGCTTTAAGCAAAGGGCCGTAAGCAGGAGCCGTGCCAGCTGCACCTGAGCCAGCCATCTCAACCTCAAACGTCACCTCAACACGCTGGCTTGCATGAAGTGTCTCGTAGTTACCCATGTAGCCACGAACTAGCTCACGCTCAACAACGTCAGATTGAAAAGGCGTGATCTCTAGGCTGCGCACAAGAATGGCGTTTGCTGAGCCCGTTGGCGTCGGGTCAGTGCCATAGCTGCTCTCAATTTTTGCCAACAAGAGGCGTTGACTTGTTCTAAGTGCCATCGGTCAAAACCTCAGTTGAGAACAGCAAGTTGACTATCAGAACCCATAATAGTCACGGGCCTTGAGTCAGGTCAGCGAGACGCGTGCGGTAACGCACTAGATATTCAACACCAATCACACCAGCTGGCTGATCAGCGTCAACCATCTCGAAGGTTGTCGTTCCTGGCTGTACGTCGATTGCGTAACCGCCAAGCGTCAGGTCAGCCATGATTTTGCTGTGCAGACTCTCAACAATCGGGTCTGCAACTTCATCAGGCTTGTCGCCACGCACAATCACAGACACACGCACTGTGAGCGTCCAGTCCAGCGTTGGCAGGCTGGTGTTTTGCTCAGGCGTATCGCTGATCGCTTCAACAACCAGTGCAGGGCTCTCACCTCGTTGCAACGGCACCACACGGCTTCTGTAGATGCGCGTTCCGACGTTGGTTGTGTCAGCAAGGCTGCTGACAATATCGTCAAGAATGTTTTCCCGCAGCGTCGTCATGTCTTCTGCAGCGAGATTTCACAGAACAAACCGTCGTCAATGAGGCGTGTCTCACGCACTGTGTAAGCAACAGAATCGACGGTGATGCTGGTGCCTGCTGTAAGGGTGCCAAAGTCAGAAGCCTTGGCGGTGATTTGGTAGTCAGTGCTGAGCACCATGTCACCGGCCAAGACTTGACTTGGCTGATCAAGAATGACATTCGCCGTCGTTGCGCCTGACGTTGCAGACACATTGAAGTCACCTAGGAAAACTCCCAGATCATCAGCGAGCGCATCAAATGCCATCAGCCGTACTTAGGAAACGCGATTCCTTTGACGCTGACCGCACCGGCACCATCGCCACCAGCGACAGTGATGACAGCCCGCACATAACGGCGGCAATCATCAATGTCCACAACCAGCTTTTCAACTAGTGCAGTGTTCGCTGTGGTGGTAGTGAAGGCAGCGCCTGAAAGGTCAGTGAAGCTGCTGTTGTCAGCAGAGTCCTGAATCTTGACGGCATATGTGATGCCGCTGCCGCCTGCCTCTGCATCAAGAACGCAAATCATGCTGCCTTCATAAGGCTGAAGATCTACGCCTGTTTCGTTTGAGCTGCTGGCTACAACATCGTTTGGCGCAAGGTCCAAAACAGTTGCACGCCCAGCGACGCTAGCTGTCGACATTTTTAGTGGCCCTCCGGCGCTTGGGTTTTGGATCAGTGCCGCTTTCCTCAGCAGCTTCGACGGCCTTTCCCATACCGATGAGGATGGCACCGTCTTTGTCAGAAACGTCATAAGTCTGACCAGCCTCAAGGGCTTTGCCAGACGCCATCACGTTTCTTGTGCAGGTGATTTTCATAAGAAAAAAAGGGGCCGTTGCCGGCCCCCTCCCCGTTATCAAGCGGTGGTGATGTCCTCGATTGAGGCAAATGCGCTCGCCTGTCTGACGGCCACATCAAATGTGATAATGCCGCGAACCGAGGTCAGAGCCTTGCTGAAGTCATCGGAGTCAGTGCCCACGGTGATCTCAAGACCGTTGCCGTAGAAGCCGATCATGGCTTGGCTGAAGTCACCAGCAACCAGAGCGGAGCACACGCTGGAGCTAGAACCCTTGGTCAAGTTGGAAGGCACAGCGTTGGTCACTGCCAGCGGGTAGCCGTTCAGGTTCAACGGGGTAGGTCCACGACCAATGGCCGAAAGATCAGCGTTGAACAGGAAGGAGCCGTCACCAGCAGCAGAGCCACCAGCACGCAGTTTCTTCAGACCGCCAACAACCTTGCCGTTGGTGATGTAGGCCATGTTCGGGCCAAAAGCGTTGTCCTGAGTGATTTCAGTCTCAAGATCAACGACCTTCTCAAGGGTCAGAGCGCCACCGTTGGTGCCCATCGCCACAGAGCCGATGCCGCTGGTGTTGCGGATGCCGGTGGGTTGACCGGAAGAACCAGAACCGTTCAGCACTGCGGAATCAACAGCAGCGTTGATGCCATCAGTCAGGTCACGACGTACCAGCTCCTCAATGCCAGGAGTGGCTTGAAGCAGAGTCTGGCGGCTGTACTTAGACAGTGCTGCCAGGTTCTTAGGTGACATTGTCACCTGATCGAACGTGGACTCACCTTGAGTGATTGCAGTGGTCTCGTTTGCCAGGTAGTAGACGCTGGCAACACCAGAGCGACGAGGGATAGCCACATCACCGACCAAACCGGTCAGGGTGCGAACGCCCAGGCCAACCACGGGGGAAGCGTTCCGCAGTGCCTCGATGAAATCGTCGGCGAGGAGGTCGGTCTGAACAAGGTTTCCGCCGGTATTGGCCGAACCTGTGTTGTAGGTCGCGCGTTGCTGGGTCAGAGCAGAGAAGGGAACAAAGAAGGAACGCTCACCAGTGGCGCTCAGGCCGGAGGTGCGTGCAACTTCCTGGCTCAATTCACGGACAAGACCAGCACCGTGAGAAGACCAATCGCCAGTGATTAGAGCGCGGACGCCCTCAATCATTGAATAACGCTCTTGCACTTGCTGACCAAGGTCAACAGGGGCCACGGTCTCAACCGGCTTAGCGCCAATCTTCTCAAGCACAGCCTCACGGGCCACGTCGAGAGATGAACCGTTCTCGATCAGTTGATCAGCCAAGTCACGCATTTCGTGCTTGCTGCACAACTCTTGAATGTTGCGGATGCGGTTGCGCTCTGCAGAAGCTGCCTTTTTGGAAGCTTCATCGCGCACCACATTGATGTCGGGTGCAGTGGACATTTGATTCTCAGAATCGGGTTTACTTTGTGGTGCGACGCGAGCCGCAGAATCCGCCGGAATGGCTTCTTCTGTCTCGATTGTAGTAGCGGGAAGCAAGGATCTCCCCACACCAATTGAGCTGTCTGCAGGCACAGCAACAACGCTTAGTTCGTACGGTTCCCAATTTGTCGCTACAAACTCATTGTTGCGCTCTTCCATCTCCTTAATCCTGTAACCGACGCTGATATTTCTCATCACGCCATCTTTGACATCCGTCAAAATTTCCTGCGCAAATGAGTTACGGCTGAAGCGAACGCGGCTGAAACCCTTCTTTTTGTCCTTATCGATGTAGGCACGCTCAACGACACCGATAGGTCGATCCATGTCGTGATTGAACAGCAGCGGTGCGCCGTCGTTTAGACGACCAAGGTCAGCTGCGCCATCCTCGTGGCTCAGCACCTCCATGCCAAAAGAACGTTCAACGGGATATTCAGAGCTAAAGCTGAACTCAACTGTGCGCTCTTCCTGCTCCTCAAACTTGGTCTCGCCAGCCCGCTTGTAGAGCGTGGTGGCTGAGCGCAGAGCTGCAATCTTGGTCAGCGTTGAGAACCGATGACCAACCTGCACATCAGTTGCCTCATTGCCTTCATCGGTCTCGCGATAGACCGTAATCAGTGCAGCAGGGTCATCCTCATCACCATTAACGGTGAAATCAGAATCAGGAACATTGATAGTGCCGTCACGCTCAATGCGATCAATGCGGCCTTGTGCAGTGCCACCTGAGCTGTTCCAACGCACAAAGTCTCCGACGCTAAGTTCGTCGGGCTCTGCCCTTACTTGCGATTCGTCGGACATAGTACGTTCGCGGATTTCTTTAATTCTATCCGCCTTGTTAGTAGCCCACACCTGCCCAGGGTCTCCGCCCCACGCAGCCCACGCCACACGGCCATTCGACGGGTAGCCGTCTTCTCCAGGCGAAAAACCTTCGCCTTCTTTGTCACTAAGGTGCCTGGCGAACCAAGCGGCCATCGTGATCACTGTGTCGGCAGATAGCTCATCACCGCTCAGGATCTGCGTGGCTCTGCGTGCAGCAACTTCAGTGCCGCCAGATTCACCGTCAGCCTTCCAATCGCGGTAACGCTGCGCCTCTTCCCTCATGCCCTCTGTAGGCATCAGGTCGATGTCTGTGCCGTTAATAGTTGCCAAGCTCTTCTTCCCCAACGTTCTCTGCATCCTCGCCACCAGGCGCAGGCGTGTCACCAAAAGCGTCAATGGTGTTGGCCGGCTTGTACTGGCTAGCGCCGCTGCCATTCACAGCAGACGGATCAGTGTCCGTGATGATGTTCATCTCGTCGAGCTTTGCCAGCTCTGACTGACGAGCAACTAAGAACTCATCAAAGTCGCCACCGTTTTCAGCTACGCAATCGGCAAGGGTCTTGAATCCGCTGCGCACTGCTGCCTTCTGTGCAGCGATCTCTTTCTG